TCAGAACCACCAGAACCTCTTACAACTACATCTATATCGAAATTCGTATGCCCAGAAAGTGCCGCTGTCGCCTTAAAAGCGTCTGCTCCGTTTGCTGCTGGACCATTTGTAATCAGATAACTCACAACAACAATATTACCATCATCTATCGTTTTTCCAATGATGCCATCACCAAAATAAATCTGATATTTCCCATCAATACTCTCTTGAGTAAAATAAACTTCAGAGTTTGCTGAAGCTTCAAAATATTCTTGTACTGTAGTGAATACTGTAGAATCTGTATTTGATGAAGACTCTTGAACAGTTACTGTCAAAGATGTTGTATCGACATTACTATCTGGAATAGTAAATGTTCTGTTCGGATTTGAACTACTATCATAAGCATATGAATATGACACCAATCGACCCTCATATATTGGCAAGTCATTGAACACGAAATTGTTTGCTGTTTTTGTCACAGTTTTGTTTTCTAGAGTGACAAACCCATATGATTTACCATCAATCAGATTAGACATAAACTTATATCCACGAGGAATCGTCAATGTTCCAGGTGTGTTGTTGTCTGTCATAACAGTAAAATCTAAAACAGCAAGGGGTGCTGCAACAGATCGTGGTGTGTATCCATATGTTTTTGCATGTGATACAACAGAGTTTCTTAGAATAGCAGATTCCATGAACGATTCATTGGCAACCATATTCATGTAATATGCATTATAGTGTGTGTTGTATGCTAAGATGTCTAAGAGTACACTGAGACCAGATCCCTCAAAATCGTAATCCTGAAACTCTGATTGCTGCGTTAGAAAATCTTTTAGGTTGTTTTTGATAGAGTCAAAATCTAACTCTGTTACATTTAGACGGGATGCCATTTATCGATCTCTTGCTAAAAAGAACTGAATTGTTATAGGTTGTGAAAGACTCTTCATGATAAAGATTATACTCACGGAGAATGCGTTATTATCAAAATCCGGTTTTACAATAACAGACTGTAAACTCACTCTAGGCTCATAATTTTTTACTGTCTGTTCTATTTCTCTTTTAAGAGAAACGGCTGTTATAGGATCTAAAGGTTCAAACAGTAGTTTGTTTATATTGGATCCAAAATCTGGATTAAACGGTCTTTCATAGTGCTTTGTGAGCAATAATGTTTTGATTGACTGTATGATAGCTCGTTCGTCAGACAACTTATTAACATCTTTGCGAACAGGATGTATCGTTAAGGATAAATCTAAATCCTTGTATCTTTTGTTTGTTTTTGTAATTATTGTAGGCATACTCTATTTATCATTAATCGCCAACGAATACATTTGGTGATCCGCCCGCGGTTGCAGGACCACAATGGGGACCTCCCGGAATCGGGCATAGAGAATCTGGTGCAGCACCATCTGGGCTGTTATTGACAATCATAATACCGTTTATGTAAACATTTTTACATGACGCAGAAAGACTACCGCCGCCATGAGAATTCGGATCACCATTCACAGACACAAGCAACCCATTCGCAAAAACAGTAGATTGCCCAACAACAATAGTTGAAGCTCCACATACTCTTGCATCTGAGTTTCTATGTATAGCTGGCATATTAAGGATTAAAGTCTATTCTAGGTGCGACTAGTGTCATATTTCCTCCAGAGGTTATGTCACACGTGCCTCCTATATCAGCATTGAAATTTCCTTTAATGTTTAGATCAACATTTCCACCAACATTACCCACAACATTACCGTCAATTTTTGCGAATGCATTTTTCATAACATACAACTCTGCATCACCCTGAACAGTAATATAACATTTACCCATCACATACAAGTGATCATCAGACATCACTATTTGATAATTCTTCTTTGTGATTTTTTCAACTTTATCTCCATCAGGAAACCATTCTTGGAACGAACCATTTCGATGTGCTAGATGCACACGCTCTTTACCAAAAGTATCATCAAATTCTAAAACATGCCCAGACTCTGTTTCCATCACTCTATTGTAAGGATAAACAGTATCATATGGAGTTTTAGGCTCATTCCATGAACTATTAACAGTTTTCACGCCTGTGACAATATTATCTTTTCGCTCTTGTATAAATGTTTCTTCTATGGATTCAGCATCATTTCTAGCAATTCTAGATGTAACAGGTTCATCGGTTATCAGTGGATTAGTCTTTGCAGTCGCATCCTCACTTATAACTATACCGGAACCATCAGTCTTGTATTCTTTGGAAGAGGGTTTTCTTGGAGCATTATTCAATAAATCTGTTCTCTGATCATGAAATCCGTCCTGATTGCCATATGTTGGTGTTACTGGTATATTCGGCAATATGCCCATTATTACAGGCACTTTTGCATTTTCACCATCCATAAAGAATCCAACAACTGTATCACCCTCCTTTACTGTATATACTGAAGTGTTATTCACAGGCAACAGAGGTGAAGCCCAAGGCAAATCTGCTGTTGGTAAATCTGAAAGCTTATCAGAGTGTCTTCCAAACATTCGAACTTTGCACCTACCAAGCTTGATAGGATCTTGTCTATCTTCAACAACACCTATCCACCAGATAAATCCGTTATCTCCTAGAATACTATTCATTATGGATCATACTCCTCATTCTGCTCAGATGTGCTTGCATAATTTGTTGAATCATCATGTATGGAGTTTGTCGCAACTTCAAAAACAGTCTCATGTTTAGAATATGTTATTATTTGGCGAACAGCCATTATCAGATATTTACCACTAAGATTAATATCAATATTATCACCAGATAAACTCTTTTCACCAAAATAAGGAACTTCAACATCAACAATCAATCCTGATGTTATATTAAAATTTCCAGGCAACACGATCTTTAATTTCTTGCTCTCAAGATGATCAAATATCTGCCCTCTGAGTAAATGTATCTTTTCTTCAGGTTCAATTTTTTGTAAAGACGCTGGATCTTTTTTCTTTATGTATTCACTCAATCCAGTGGATGTGCTTGAAATCAAACTTGTGACTTTTGACTCAGACATATCAAAAGATGTCTCACCCAATCTGTTTGAAATTTTAGCAAAGTTTGCTTGCTGCCCGCCTATCGTGGTCATCAGATAATTCTCTGGTTTAGACACAAAAGATTTTATTGAACCTGTTATTGGATCAAAGGATCTCACAGTTGCTGCAAAATGCCCCTGTGTTATACCACTCAAATAATTATAGTTTTGTATAGATTTTAGATATCTCGCACTCCAGAAATCAGAGACAACACTACCATCCTCTTTCGATACGATATTCTTTGGCTCATATCGGATTTTTCCTATAGATCGCTGTATAGATAACTCATTCAATGAAATAAAATTATAACCAAACTTGTTTTCAAAAAACAAAAAGTTTGGTTTTTCATCGAAAGCATCTAGTGCGTACCTTGCGCAATATTGTATTGCTTCTATGGGTTTGTATCCTGGAAATACAATATTTCTAACACCAAGTGATTGTGAAAAAGATGAGATATAATTGGGAGGTATATTCAGATTGTTTATCATCACGCTGTAGGCTGCATCTGAATATGAACCATTATAGGAATGACTCAATGTTTGTAGATTTGATGTTACAAATTCTTCTGATATGAAATGTAATCTATATCTCTCCGTGCTCTGATTTACAACAGCCTTTTCAGATTGCTTATAAACTCTAAAAGAGCGACTGAAATCTATGAAGTCTGGGTTATCTCTGGTTTTTGATATTTTTATTATAATTTTTTCAGAACCATCGAAATGCAACTTCGATGACATTCCGATACTATCAATTATGTCAACATAACCATCAACGCAGGGTTTATAAATGCTATCAAAAATACACATCTCCTCCATCATACTGGAAATGTCTGTTTTTCCAACTTTTGTTACTATTTTCAGTTCATGTATATGAAACTGTAATGAACTATTAATTGTTTCACTCATGTTTACTTGACCAATGACTTAAACTCGCGGATAACTGGATCCAGGAATTCAGGCTTCAATATCCTTATAGTTCTCTTATCATCATTATTTTCTATTTCATAGTCAAAATATGATTTAGCAGTTTTTGTTGTGCTGATCATCAAAACATCACCACTCTCCAGAGTGAAATTGCTTGATCCCACCGTCGTATTAGCATATGTCGCAGAATCCACAACAAAGGTGTTTGAATATGAGTCATTTGTTCCAACGATTAGTGTTGTTTCTGTAACATTATATTCCTTGGTGTGAGATTGTGCCCAAGACAAACCCTCATTAGTATTCGAGGTATTGGCATACTCCTCAGCGGAATATTTTGAATCAATATATAGACCTAGACTTCTCTGTTCAAGAGGCCAGTCGTACTGTGGATCCAATATATTGTTAAATAGTAATGTTATCCAGTGATATTCTGAATTTCCATATAATTTGTGTGCAACAATATCAGGAGTATCGCCATCTTGTATCGTGTACAAGTAATAAAGCGAAGTATTATCTGCATACTTTTCAACAAAACTGATGCGAGTGGTCAGATTGGTCAATACATCCAAAGATGTTGACTCATCATTTTTGTTGTAAAAAGTTTTGTTGTAGTGTTTGAAATAGTTAGCCATTAGGGATCAAAATATCCTTCGTCTTGTTTAAAGCTGTTTAATTGATTCATTCTATTTCTGATACGAGATTTAGTAAACATCTCTGTTTCCATAAATCCTAGAGTTAATCTTATACTAACAGGCATACCTGAACCACCGATTTTAGATATAAGATCGGTTTCAACTTCATATGCGTGCCATTCACCACTCTCAGTATAATCGACTTTCATCTCTGTCAATACACAGGTGGATATTGGTTGCACATTTGGATTTTCTTTTCCATTATAATAAAACTGTATATCAAACTCTGACGGAGGTACCATAAAGTATCCACCCTGCCCACCTCCAGCACTTGCACCCAATATTTCTGGAGACTGATGGAACATCAAAGATGTTAAAATCTTCTGTACCTCTTCTGCCTCTTTTTGACTGCGAGGATAAAAAAGAAAATCAAATTGGAAGGTTCGCAGTGAGGGTGATTGATATAATACCTCAAGTTGTGGATTAGCAACTGTTCCTGTAGCCCCAGAAAATGCAACAGAATATAATGCATCACCTCTTGAAAGTTGTTCAGCTAAAAATGGAGCCATGTTTGCAATAGCTTCTTTCTCTTTACCAGCACCAGCGGCTGTTGCAGCACCAACTCCAGCACCTATTTTTGTACCACCAATGCTTGGTGTTGAGTAAGACTGTGAAATATCTGTTGCAACAGAATTTGGCATGTAAAGAACGATACTCTCTGTAGTTCTTCGAATTGTTCTTAGAAAGGAATCAGATGACATTGTTTCCACAGCACTGTTTATTGAACTCTGTATGCCAGGTGCTTGTTCACCTAATCCTATGAAACTGTCAACAAATTTACCAACTGAGGATATTGTTGATACAGCTTGATCAGCAATTGCACTTTTTCCTTGAATGTAATTTGCAGCCTTACCTGACAAATCTGCGCCAGCTTTAGCTATCTCTTTACCAACTATTGCTGTTGCTGATATCGCATTAGTTGAACCGCCCAACATCTGGGCCGTAGCAGCCCTACTCGCACCGACAGCCGTTGTTCCACCAACCTGCCCTCCTCTCTGAGATGTGCTGAACTGAGTTTTTACCTGTTCATTAATGTGTATGATCATGTAGTGCCCGCGTGGATAATCTCCAATATCCAGCGGATATTTCAATATATTCATACCATAATTGTTTGACAATCTGTTGAAGTCTAATGCACCATCAGAAACACCAGAACGATCTGCTGTTCCAAATTTTGATGATGTTAAGCCTAATAGAGTTGTGAGACCAAATAGTGATGACATCGTGATTCCTAGTAATAATATATAGTATTTATGATCGCCAAAACATACAAAGGTTTATTCACACCTCAGAATCCTGATAAATATAGCGGAGATTCGACAAATATAATCTATCGTTCTTCTTGGGAACGAAGAGTGATGCATTGGTTTGACATAAATCCAAATGTATTGACTTGGGCTTCAGAAGAACTTGTCATTCCTTACATCAGCCCTGTTGATCACAAGAAACACAGATACTTTCCAGATTTCGTTGCTAGGATGCAACAAAAAGATGGATCTATTAAGACTTTTGTGATTGAAGTGAAACCAGATAGTCAGACACGAATGCCTGTACAGAAGAGAAAAACTAAAAGATTTATACAGGAAGCAGCAACATATGCTGTAAATCAAGAGAAGTGGAGATCAGCAGATATCTTTTGTCAGAAACAAGGATGGATATTCAAAGTGATTACTGAGAAAGATATATTCTAACCAGTACTTAGTTAATGACAGAAACAATTCATTCGCTACGCTCATGAATACTTCGTTAATTCAGTTTTTAATTAAACCAGTAATTACTTAGTATAGAATCATTCATTATCTACCCAACACAGTGATTTTACACACTTGTCAAGTGGTTGTCAAGTGTTTTTTCAATTATTTTTATAGTATTTTTGTACTAGTAAATAATGCTTTAGAATTCACTTTCTGACATAGACTAAATAGTCTTATGAGCATATCAAGACAAACCCTTTTTGATCGAATAAAAGCAAAACTCAAGGAAAGAGGTATAGAACCCGGTTCTGATCCAGGTAAAGCTTGGATTGCATCTAAAGCTAGACAAATGAAGGCTACACCAGAACGATTGATGTTCTCCCCAAATGTAAGGGGTAATACGATGATCGGTAAAATGTATTTTTACTGGTACGATCCTAAAACAAAAGACAAGCTTCCTAGATGGGACAGATTTCCTCTCGTTATACCCATAGAGAGATATGGTGATGGGTTCTTAGGCTTAAATCTGCACTATGTGTCTGAATCTGCCCGAGTAGCTATTATAGGATCTTTAAGTGCGTAC